TATAAAAAAATATAAAAATTTTGGTCGGTCGAAGCTCATGCGAGGCTCGGGGCGGCCGTGCGGCCTGTAACAATACCCTCGCCTTTCTTTCTTTTATTAGAGATCAGGATTTCTAGAATTTCTAAGATTCAAAGGCCATGGCCTGTTGAATACTGATCTCGATCAAGGACTTGTCGTCCTGCATGACCCAAATGCGCCAGCGATCCAGGCTCATAAACTCGAATGCCGGTAGCATGTTCGTGAAAACCATAATCTGTGGGCGATCCATACGTCTCTTCTTCCCAACATAGCGCTTGTCGTAGGTGACGCCATTCTTGATGGACTCCAAACCGGCATAGAAATCAGCCAACTTGTCCTTCTTCATGCCACGAGGCATATCGATAATGTAAGCGCGCTGTGGCGGAAACGAGTGTGCAAACTCCATAATATCCTCCATGTGTCGGAGTGGGGGCATCTCAAACGCTAAACCTTGATATTCAAGGAATTCGAGGAAGACGGACTTGCCAACATTGCCGACTTGGTCGTAAATGAGGTGGATCGAACGATCGTCTTCTTGCTGTACCAAGTCGTGGCAGGTTTGCTGCCATCCATAGAAATCATGGTCCAAAAAGGTGCGCAACTGGCGCGTCAGAGGCGGCTTCTCTTGGATAAGCGACGTGTCGTCCCACGGCCCTTCAAGTCGGGTATCCTCCTTCATGGTGTAGGCGAACTGTTTGGGACCAAGATGAACACCATTACTAGTGACAGACCAATGTCCTCCAAAGGCCGGAACGACGTCGGCCAACATGGCCTTGCACGTCTTCTTGTGTATCAACTGCAAGCGAACTTGCCAATGAACGTAATCGGTATCGTCGCCCTTCTCCTTCTGAAAACAGAAATGTGAACACCAACCAACCAGCTTCTTGTGGAGCGCTTCCCAAGTTTCGTATCGCTCAACGGGAATAGTAATGTCAAAGCGTTTCAACTGACCGTCGAAGACCAGGGGTGCCATTACACAGCGTCGTGTGGTATGTTTATTACACACGGAACATTTTATTGTTCGACGGTCGAAAAAACTGACAAGCCTTTTTCTTTAAGTTGGTTTGGCTCCGCCACGTGGTACGACGGGTTAGGGTTAGGGTTAGGGTTAGGGTTAGGGTTAGGGTTAGGGTTAGTGTCTTAGGGCGGGTTTACTCCCTTAAGAGGCGGCACCGTGTTGATCACGCCAGGAAATGAATCGATTGGCCTGTAGATACAGGACTTCTGGGTCAGGTGAAACGTGATTGTTACATTCGCGACTCGTGTGGATACACAAGTAGTAGACATCGGTTGGTTCTATGTTCGACGTGAAGGTCTGGTTGACCTGCGCAGTGATGTTGGGATCATTGTCTGTGACAGGGAACTCCTTATCAACTGTAAGTAACTTGCTCGGAAACTTCATGGAGACGGATCTAACTACATGTACGTCCTTCATGACGTCATTAGTGTTGCTAAATTTAATCCATTTATCGGTGATAACGCTGAAATATTCTTTGTTGATGCGGTTACGGTCGCGATTGTCTCTCGCCATACCGCACAGTGCGTTCATGTTCTGTGGGAGATTTAGAGCATGTGCCGTAGTAGACAGTAATTGCTTCTTCTGTTTAATAATCATGTAACGAATCCAAAGTGGATCCGAATTTGGTTTCATGTTTTTCAACTCAAATTGCATATTAATCGTGCATCGAATAGGAAGGTAAGCAACTGAGGACACTGTATCATTACAGTTGACCCAATAATTGTACCGGTTGTTGGTAAGTCCTGCTAGAGGTTCAAAACTTGCAAATGGCTGTCCGAAGGCCACATACTGAGGTTGTTCGCTGGTGTCGGTATATGACTGCCTAAAGCCTGAACCATATGTGAAATCGTTCAAAGGAATGAAGGCAACCCTGTTGACAAGGCCCCGATTGGCGGCCGAAGGCGACATATTAACATAAGTCTTCTGGTACGCCTTCTGGTAAAGACCTATCTGCGATCTTTGCAATGCTTTGACCTGCTTGGCGAGGGCAAAGATGGAGCTCGTCGTCTTTACTTTCCTGGGGACGTATGCTCGGGATTGGATGGCGGCGACCTTGCGGTTACCTCCAGCGCGCGACTTAGCAACTGCTGTGCGACGCGCGGTTTGACCACGAGCAACAAACCTAGTGCGGCGAGTGTGAGTACCTCGATAACGAGTGTAACGTCCATAAGGCATTATGGAAGTGAAGAGTTTACCTATAAAAAAATATAAAAATTTTGGTCGGTCGAAGCTCATGCGAGGCTCGGGGCGGCCGTGCGGCCTGTAACAATACCCTCGCCTTTCTTTCTTTTATTAGAGATCAGGATTTCTAGAATTTCT